ACGGTGGAGATCATCGAGCATTCGGGATCGGCTATCGAGTCCATGCGCCAGACGGAGACGGACATCATCTCCGCCATATACGAAATCGCCATGAGGCAGGTGCGGCGCACCACGCGGCAGGTGGAAAGCGCCGAGTCCAAGCGGATGGATCGGGCCAACATGACCAGCGTGTTGCAGGATCGCGCGCGGCGGTTCGCATCGTCGGAGCTGCGGTGCTGGAGCCTGGCGGCCCGGTGGATGGGGCTCTGGGATCCCGAGATATCCGTCGAATACAACCGGAACATGGATCCCGAGGGCATGAGCCGCGAGCTGCTGGAATCCGTGCTGGACCTGCGGCGCCTAGGGGATCTGTCCCGGGACACCTTGTGGCGGCTGCTGCGCCGGGAGGAAGTGCTGGACGAGGGATTCGATCCCGAGGAAGAAGCGGCGCTGCTGGAAAACGAGCAGCGGCAACGCCCCGGCCCCAGCCTGGCCGCCGGAGATTTGGGATTGTTGGGAAGGTAGGGGCGGCCCCCCGTGGCCGCCCGATAAAAGGATAGCATGTCCACGACGCAGCAAATGCTGGACGCCTATCAGATCGCCCGGAACCTCCGGTGGCGGTACGCCCTGGATCAGTTCGAGTCCGGCGTGCTGCGGGACCTGCTGAGCACCGTGGATGCGGCCCGGCGGGACATCGCGCGCGAATTCGAACAGAAGCTGATCCGTACGGATTGGCGGACCGTACGCGAGGAGGCCGTGGCCGCGGAACTGGAAACTCTGAGCGCCGGCCTGCGGAGGCAGTTGGCCCGGGACCTGGGCCGCACCGCGGGCGTGGTGGGGGAAACGGCCCTGGGTACGCATACGGATATTTTGAGCGTGGGCGGCGCGTCGCCGGCCATCCAGGAAGTCGCTTTGTCGGCGGCGCAGTTCGAGAGTTTTTTCGCGTCCACCCCCCTGGGCGGGCATGTGATCGACGATTGGGTGGGCCGGGCGTTTACGAGCACGGTGCAGGCCCAGGTGAAACAGGCGATCGACGTCGAGGTCTTGCGGGGCAAAGGGTACCGGCCCATGATCCGCAAACTGGAAAGCGGATTCGGACTGTTCCGGGACCAGGCGGAGGTGCTGACCCGCACGTACGTGCAGGCGGCCAACGTGTCGGCCCAGGAAGCCGTGTACCGCAAAAACCGGGACGTGGCGCACCGGGTGAAATGGTCGGCGGCGCTGGAATCCGGCTATGCGGCCACGGGCCGGGGGACCTGCCTGCGGTGCGCGGCCCTGGACGGGCGCACGTGGGATTTGGACGAGACTCGTCCGGACTGCCCGCTGCATCCGCGGTGCCGCTGTGTGCTGTTGCCCGTGACGGACTGGCGGAAGCTGGATCTGCCCGCGGTGGAGATCCGCGACGCGGCGCGGCCGTATACCGTGCGGGCGGATGAAATGTCCGGCGCGGATCGGCGGGCCATCCTGGAGGTGGGGATGCAGGGCGGGGATTATGGCGCGTGGTTTGAGAAACGGGGCCGGGCGTTTCGGCGGAACGTGGTGGGACCGCAGCGGCTCCAACTGATCGAGGAGGGGCGGATCGGGTTTTCGGACCTGGTGGATCCGCGCACGGGTCGGCTGCGGCTGGTGCGGGAGTTGGCGCGGTGACGGGCGCCCGCATCGTATCCATCTTTTCGAGCCCGGAGACCCGCGCGGGAGATGCGGCGCGGCGATTGCGGAGCCTGGCGGACCGGTGCGAACGCGGAGAGATCGAGGGGATTACCGTGTTGTGGCAAGACCAGGAAGGTATGGAGGGGTACACGTTGTTCGGGTCCGCCTGGAACGCCATCGCGGCCTGTGAGATGCACAAGCGGACGTTGCTGGAGGCGATGGACGTATTATAGGCGGGACGCGCCACTTTGGACACATGAGGAGAACGACCGGCGGGGTCGGCCGGTTTTCACAAATACACTTTGGACGGGAGGTCGGAGACGATGAAGGCGATTTTGGACACTTTGGAAGGGGTCAACGAGGGATACCGGGATCTGTACGAGCAGGGGGAGGACGGGAAGTTCCGCCTGAAGCTCGAAGACGCGGAGTCCCTGGTGGACGTATCCGGGCTGAAGTCGGCCCTGGACAAGGAACGCAAGCGGGCCCGGGACTTCGAGAAGAAGCTTTCCGAGCTGGGCGGCGTGGATGCGGAGGAGTACCGCAGGCTCAAGGAAGAATCGGAAGCGCGGGAGCGCGAGAAGGCCGAGAAGGCCGGCGAATGGGACAAGCTGAAGGCCAAGCTGGCCGAGAAGCACCAGTCTGAAATGGAGACGGCGCGCCGGGAGCTGGAGGGCATGCGCAAGACCCTGGAGTCTCACCTGGTGGACGCCGAAGCGGCCCGCGCCGTGGCGGCGGCTCGGGGAGTTCCGGACCTGCTGCTGCCTCACGTGAAAAGCCGCGTGCGGGTGTTCGAGGAGAACGGCGCCTACGTGGTGCGGGCCGTGGACGGCAAGGGGGAGCCGCGGCTCAAGGACGCGGACGGCAACTACCTGGGCATCGCGGACGTGGTGGCGGAACTGCGGGATTCCGAAGTGTTCGGCCGGGCCTTCGAGGCGTCCGGGGCGTCGGGGGCGGGGTCCAAAGGCGGGGGCGGAACGGGGAGCGTGACGTTGACCCGGGAACAGCTCAAGGACCCGAAGGTGTATGAGCAGCACAGGGAGGCGTATGCGGAGGGGCGCGTACGAATCGTTTAACGGGGCCGGGGCGGTGAAAAACGCGATCTGCGGCGTTGCGCTTCGTCTCTCGTCACTGCGGCGTACTATGACGTACGCCTCGTTCCTCGGGACTTGCGCGCCTTGCATCTCATCGTTTTTGACCGCCCCGGGAAAAGGCGTTTCTTGTCGTCTCGATGACACCGGAGGCGTAAGAGAGATCTCCATCGATCCGCCGTACAAACCCTGTACTCCCTGGCGGGGAGATTTCTCCCGCGCGATGCGCGGTCGAAATGACAGAAAGAGACGGGGCGGTGAAAAACGCGATCTGCGGGCCGAAAGAACAAACCGGGAGGCCGGCGGCCCCCCCGCACCCCCCCGTTGCGGCGTCGAGGACGCCCCGCGTTGCGGGTCGTTCCCGACGCGGGGCAACCGCCGGTAACATGCGGGCGCATCGCGCGCAGCGCGTTGCGCCGGACATAGGGGGTCCGGGGGATCATCGGTGATCCCCCGGCCACCGGTCAGCCTGCCGGCTGGCAGGAGGTCCTATACAGGAGGGAGAACAACTCATGTCCAATACGTTGTTGTATTACGATCCGATTTTTTATGCACAGGAGGCTCTGATCCATCTGGAGAAGAACCTGGGGCTGTCCACGCGGGTGCATCGCGGCTACGACAAGGCGCCCCAACAGAAGGGGTCCACCATCAACATTTCCAGGCCGGCCACGTTTTCGGCGCAGGCCGCGCCGGGATCCGACATGGCGCTGACGGCCACGGGTGTGAGCATCGTTTTGGACAAGTGGTACGAGGTGAAGTTCGCGCTCACGGACAAGGAGCTTTCCTTCACCCAGGAGCAGATCATTGCGGACCACATCGCGCCGGCGGCGTACGCCCTGGCGGACCAGGTGGATCAGGACCTGGCGGCCCTGTACAAGGACGTGTACTGGAAGCACGGGGCGGCGGGCGCCACGCCGGACGGCGTGGACGATCTCACCGGGGTGAAGAAGGTGCTCCGGGAGGCCAACGTACCCTTCGACGGCCGCACGTATCTCATGATCGGCCCGGCGGTGGAGGACAAATTCGGGCAGTTGGCGGCCTTCTACACGGCGTCCACCGTGGGGGACCAGGGGCGGGCGCTGCGGACGGGGGATTTCGGGGTGAAGTACGGCTTCGAGATCTTCACGAACCAGAACGCGCCGTCCCACACCAAGGGGACCCTGGCGGCGGGCGCGGCTCTGGCCGTGAACGGCATCCACGCGGCCGGCGTCACGGAAGTGGCCCTGAAGGACAACGACGGGGCGCCCAGCCTCACCGGCACCCTGCTGAAAGGGGACATCATCACCATCACCGGGGACAGCCAGCCCTACGTGATCACGGAAAACGCCACGGCGGCGGAAAACGCCATCACGGCCAAGATATCGCCGGCCCTGGTGGAGGCTACGTCCGGCAACGAAGCGGTGGCCCTGGTGGCGAATCACGCGGTGAACCTGGGGTTTCACCGGAACGCCTTCGCCCTGGCCACGGCGCCCCTGTCCGAAATGGGCAACGATCTGGGGGCCAAGATCGCCACGGTGACCCGCAACGGATTGGCCCTGCGGTCCCGCATCTGGTACGCAGGGGATTCCAGCGCGGTGAAGGTGGGCCTGGACATTCTGTACGGGGTCAAGACCCTGGACGCCCGCATGGCCGTGAGGCTGCTCGGGTAAGAAGAACCGCGGGGGCCTGCCCGACGCCAGGGCAGGCATAGGGGCCCGCCCCTACGAAAGAAAACCCACGGGAGGGCAGGCCCGCGCCCGGCGCGAAAGGGGACGGCAAGACCCCGATAACCGGAGGCATTGGATCATGAAACTACCCACGGTGGAATTGTGGAGCGACCTGGGCGTGGCTCTCCGGGTGAACGAAGAGGACGCGCCCCGGTGGGAAGCGGAAGGATGGCGCAGGGAGCCGCCCGATGCGGAGCCTAAAACGACTTCGGGCCGCAAACCGTCCCTGCGGGCGGTGTCCAAAAAACGGGACGAGGAGTAACGCGGCATGGCCGAGCTGGACGCCACGATAGGCGGCGCGGACGCCAACAGCTACATCTCCCTGGAAGACGCCGCGGAGTATTTCTCGATGCGGCTCCAAACGGATGCATGGGATGCGGCGGCCGAGGCGTCTCAGGAAAAGGCCCTGATGCAGGCCACCCGCATGCTGGACCGGCTGCATTGGACGGGATCGCGGACCACGAGCGCCCAGGCCCTGGCCTGGCCTCGCACGGGGACCACCCTGCACGGCGCGGCCCTGGACGGAGACGCCGTTCCGGCCCGGATCCGGGAAGCCTGCTGCGAGCTGGCGCTGGCTCTCCTGCGGGGATACGGCGGCGGTTTCGACGGTATCGATTCGTTCCGGCTCGGGGGCGTGAGCGTGAATTTCAGCGGGCCGTCTCAAACGTTTCCACCCGAAGTGGACCGGTTGATCGAGCCGTTCCGGTTCGCGCCCCGGGCCACGCTGCGGCTCAAGAGGGGATGAACATGCACCGCATGAAACGCGTATCGGCGGACATAGCGCGGAGCGTTATCGAACAGATCGGACGCCCGGCGACCTTCACCCGGCCCGCCGCGGAATACGACCCCGCCACGGGGTCCGTGGACCGGGACGAAACGGAATGGACAGGCCGGATCCTGGTGTTGACGTATTCGGTTTTCGAACGGGCCGCCGGCGGGGGACGCATCGAGGACGGAGACGTCAAGGGCCTGTGCGTGACGGATACGGAACCCCGGCCGGGCGACGAGGTGACCCTGGAAGGCGGGCGCCGGCGGCGCGTGCAACAGGCGGGGCTGGATGCTTCCGAGGCGTATTATGAGTTGCAGTTGCGAAGAATTTAGCGGGGCGGCGAAAAACGCGATCTGCGGCGTTGGAAGAACAAGAATTTCCGGGGGGCCGGCGGCCCCCCGGGCCCCCCGTTGCGGCGTCCTGGACGCCCCGCGTTGCGGGCCGTTCAGGACGCGAAGGGCCGTCCTCCAAGAGGGGGGTTCGGGGGATCGATGATCCCCCGGCCGCCGGAGGCGATTCGTCATGGATCTGAAAATCACGGCCAACATCGAAGAGTTCAACGCGGGTCTGAAGAAGTACGCCGCGGCGGTGGAAAAGCGCGCCAACACGGTGGTCAAGGCCGCCGGCATGAATTTGTACACGCGTATCGTGGAGCGGACCCCGGTGGACACGGGCCGGGCCAAGGCGGGATGGCATATCGATCCCCGGTGGACGGCCAAGAAGCCGCCTCCGGGGCAGACCCGGTACCCGCCTCCCGGCACGGAAGAGCCCCCGGATTCGGCCGAATACTGGATCTACAACAACGTCGAGTACATCGAGCCTCTGGAGCACGGCCATTCCAAACAGGCGCCCCAGGGCATGGTGGGCCTGGCGTTGACGGAAGTGGGGCAGGCGTTGGCGCAGGCCATACGGGACGCGGAGAAAATGTGGAAATAGGGGGCAGGCTGGTGAAAAACAAACCATGTAGGGGCGGCCCCCTGTGGCCGCCCAAAGAACAGGGCAGGCACAGGGGCCTGCCCCTACGGAACAAAATCCAGGGAAAGACAGCAATGAACGGGCGCCGCGCGCGTTCGCGCGGGGCGCAGGCATAGGGGGTTCGGGGGATCGGTGATCCCCCGGCCGCCGGAGGCGCAGTATGCCGGACACCTACACCACATTGCGAAACGTCATCGAGCCGTACCTGGCGGAACATTGGGCGGCCACGGCCGTTCAGTGGCCCAACACGGGGTTTCAGCCGCCCGTGGGCGCGGCGTGGATTCAGCCGGTGATCCTGCCCGGCCGCGCGACGCCGGCGTCTCTCGGCGGGGGCGGGACCAACGCGACGCCGGGATTGCTCCACGTAAACGTATTCGTTCTCAGGGAAACGGGGACGGCGGAGCTGTGGAGCCTGGTGGATGCGCTCAGAAACTTGTTCAACCGGAAAACGGTGGGGCCTGTGCGGTTTTCGGCGCCCTACCCCACGCCGTTCATGATTCACGAATCGTGGGTGCAGGCGCCTGTGTTGTGCCCGTTTTCGGCGCACGAGGATGTGGAATGAGCAGGGAGTGCGGCGGGGGCGCCAAAGTCCACGGCGTACGCATAAAGGGCGTTGCCCCAAACCGGCCGGTGACCGGGAGATAAAACACAGGGGAGGGAGATATGGCGTTTGCATCGGGTTCCAGGGCGCAGTTGAACTACGTGCCCGAAGAGGATTGGGGGACGACTCCGGGTACGCCGGCCATGAAGAAAATCCGGTACACGACCGAGTCGCTGGAAGGTTCCATCGAACAGTTTCAAAGTCAGGAAATCCGCGGGGACCGCATGATCGCGTCCGTGTCCCAGGGGGCCGTGGACGTGCGCGGCGGGTTCAACTTCGAGCTGAGCTACGCCGCCCTCGATGCGTTCCTGGCGGCGGCCCTCTGGGGCGCGTGGGACGTCACCACCAAGAAGGTGACGGCGAGTACGCTGACGCTGGTCGCGTCCACCAAAAAAATCGAGGACGCCGCCGAAGGATTGGACGCCTTCGAAGTCGGGGACCTGATCACCGTATCCGGATCCGCGGACAACGACGGATATTACACGGTGGCGGCCGTGGATGCCGGCGGGGCGTTTCTCACCGTCAACGAGACCCTCGAAGATGAGGGGAAAAAGATCTCGGGGACGGGGATCAGCTTCGCATCAGCCACCAAGACCATCGCGGATTCCGCCCTCGGGCTGGACGTGTTCGAGGTGGGCGACACCATCATCGTGACGGGGTCCACACTGAACGACGGTACGTACACCGTGGCCACCGTGGAGGCGGACGGGTCGAGCCTCACCGTGTCGGAGGCCCTGGCGGACGAAGCCGCCGGCGAGTCCGTGATCATCACATCAGGCGAAGAAATTACGGTCTCCTGCGAGTTCGCCGAAGCCGGCGTGACGGAGCAGTCCTTCACCCTGGAGAAGTGGTTTACGGACATCGAAAAAGGCGTGGTGTTCCGCGGGTGTCTCATCGACACCCTGTCCCTGGAAGTCCGCCCCAACGCCATCATCACGGGAGCCATCGGGGTTTCCGGCAAGGAGCAGGAGTTTACGTCGGCGGCCCTGGGAACGCCCACGGCGGTGGCCCTGAACGATCCCTTCGAGGGCAGCGACCAGACGATGGTCATCAAGGAGGGCGGCGCGGTCATCGGCCTGGTCACCGGCCTCACGCTGAACCTGGCCAACAATTTAAGCGGCATCTACGTGGTGGGCAGCAACGTCAAGGCGGACATCGCCGAAGGGCGGTCCAACCTGACAGGGACGGTGACGGCCCTGTTCCAGGACCTGACCCTGCTCAACAAGTGGCTCAACAAAACGGCGTCCAGCCTGGACATCATCCTGACGGACGTGGACGGCAACAAGCTGCGCATCTACATCCCGAACATCGAATACAGCGGCTCGACGCCGCAGGTGGGCGGCGAGAACGAGATCCTGTTGAATATGCCGTTCCAGGCGTTGATGGATGCGACGTTGGGAACGACCATCGTCCTGCAACGATAGAGAAACTACGGGGGGCCGACGGCCCCCCGCACCCCCCGATGCGGCGCCGGAACCGCCCCGCTTCGCGGGCCGTCCCCGGCGCGGGAGGCATAACAGCCCGTTGAAAAACAGCATTTCGGACAGGCTGTTCAAAAAACGATGAGATGCAAGGCGCGCGAATCCTGAGGAATGAGGCGCACAACCCGTACGCCGCAAGGACGAAGGATGAAATCACGCCGGCGGCGTGACCAAAGGCGTGAAAGCAGATCGCGTTTTTCAACAGACGGATAAAGGAGAAAATGGATGGATATCACCAAGGCTTATCGCGTGACGGACGAGGCCACCTCGGGCAAGTGGTTCGATTTGGGAGACGGAGCCCGCATCCGGGTGGCCAAGGCGGGCAACGAACGGCATGAACACGTGCTCAAGCGGCTGCGTAAGCCGTACCGGCTCATGCGGGCGGTGCCCGACGGCGTGGTGGACGAGATCACCCGCCGGGCCGCCGCGGAAGCGCTGCTGCTGGACTGGGAAGGCATCGAGGAAAACGGCGAGCCGCAGCCCTGCACCCTGGAAAAGAAGCTGGAATACTTCGAGCGGTTTCCGGACTTCCTGGAACAGGTGGCCTTTATCGCGGGCAACATGCGGAACTTCACGGACGAGGAGGCGGACGAAAAAAACTGACGGACTTCGCCCGGTGGATGTTCCGGAACGCCGAGGCGAGGGAGCATGTGGAGAGTATCGATGAGGCGGATTTGGAGCGGTACGGATTTAAACGACCCAGGCTCGATCCGCCTTACTTGGATCCGGAGTTCGACGCGGCGTGGGCCGCATGGCGCTTCCTGCACCCGTTTCGGACGTTCAGCATCGGAGGCGTGGGCGGCATGATCGCGAATCCCATCGCCTTGTCGGAGATCGCGGCGTACCTGGATTTGAGAGGGACGCCCGGCGAATACCGGCTGGAGATCATCCGGCATATCAGCGCCATCGACGCGGAATACCGGGCGTGGATCGCCAGCCGGCAGCAGAGGTGATAGAGATACGCGCCGGCAGATCTCTGTGAGATTCATTCCACTTCAATATATCCCATGAATGCCCCGAGTTCATCATACAGGAGAATGCGACCTTGTCTCCAGACGCCGAATCCTTTGGGAGCGCCTGATGCATTGTAGAACCGAAAAAGGTCGTTTTCGTGGTGAGCAAACCCCTTGGTTTCCGCCACAGAGTCGTTCAGCCTGAGCTTCCGTGAAGTACCTCCGTCGATTCCACACCCGGAGAGTAAGGTCATACACATCGCCGCCAACACAAAAGACGCTATACGGATGCTTCTGAACATTAGAAGACTCCCTTATTACTATACTATCGCAGTATAGGCACTGAGGTCAATCCAACATTCCATTACCGGACATGGTTCGGCTTGTTTCCTTTCGAACGAACCTATTCACAATGAGGACCACATGGCTGAGATTACTACCCTTGCCGTGCGGCTGGATGCATCGGCGGTCAATCAGGGCGCCCGTGAGTTCGGCGCCGGCATCCATCGAATGATGAGAGATATCCGAACTATGGAATCCGGCTTCCATCGGCTCCAGTCAGCCTCCGATTCCTCAGGCCAACTCCTGAAGAACTGGGGAACATCCTTCCTCGCTAGTCTGGCTTCAATTCCTACATTAACGGATCAAATGGCTCGATCCATCCAATCGTGGGACAGACTGGCCCTGAATACCTGGAACGCTGCGAATGTCGGCGAAGAGAAGGTCAGACGCGCGGGAGACATGCTGGCGCTCTTCAGGGAGGAATCCCTCCTTCTTTCCAACGATCTCGGCATTCTCGGAAACATGAACTATTGGAACGCAGATTTGTTGCTCCAAACGGCTTCGAACGCTCAGATCGCATCGGATGCCATGACGAATTACGGAAACGTATTGGGCAGTTTAGGCCGAGATGTTGAAGCCCGGGAACGAGCCTTCTCCGTCCTATCCGTAATCATGGAAACTCAATTGTCCCAAGCCTTTTTCGACATGCTGACCGGCGCCGAGACCGCCTTCGACGGCATCGAGATTGCGTTTAAGCGCATGGCGGCCAACCTGGCGGCGGAAGCGGCGCGGAAAGGATTCGAGAATTTCTTCTCGGGGGACCAGGCTCCCGGCGGCGCGGTGGGGGCCTATTTCAAGGATCTGGGGCCGATGGCCACCAGCCTGATTTTCGGCAATCTGATGGGCGCGGCCAACCAGGCGGCGAGCGGCAATTTCGCTTCCGCGTTGTACGACGTGGGCGCGGGCGCCGCGGCCTTCATCCCCGGCGTGGGACAGGTTCTGAGCTTCGGGCTCACGGCGGGCAAGTCTCTGTTCGAGTCCCTGTTCGGCGGCAAGAAAGACCCCCAGTCCCTGAAGGCCAAGTTCAAAGTGGGTCCTCCCGGGCCCGTGTTCGAGGGCGAGCCGTGGCTGGAAGTGGCCCGTAAGGGGGGAGTCACGTGGGCCATAGGCGACGTGCAGCAGTTGCGGCGCGACGTGGAGGGGTTCTTCGACGACCTGGGCGATATTCTCCAGATGGGATTCAAGGATCTGGTGACGGACGCCGAAGGCTGGCAGTTCACCACCAAGGAAGTATCCAGCATCCAGGACGCGCTTAAAGACATCGTGGGACAGATTTTGCTGGATTTCGGCGCGGACCTGTTCGGCCCGGATTCCCTGTTCGCGCAGAACCTGCCGTCCGAATGGTGGGCGCAGATGGCCAAGGAGGGCGAGACGGCCAACGACGTCATGTTCCGGTTCGCCCAGACCTTGACCCAAATTCCGGATATCGTGGAGTCCATCAACGATTCCATCGCCGTGCTCACCGCCGAAGATCCGGCCCTGGCCAAGTTCAACATCGCCGTGGGCAAGATGACGGACCGCATCGACGAGCTGAAAGGCAAATTGGAATCGGCTTCCGTATTGGATACGGATCCGGCGGAGATCATGGCCTGGATCACCGAGGTCCAGGACCTGGAAATCGAACGGTTCGAGACCATCAAGGAATACATCTTGGGCCTGCAGGACGTCATCCGGGGATTGGAGCAGGGCCTGCACGACTTCACGGTGCGCATCCACACCAAGATCGACGCCTTGACCGGGGGCAGTGAAGCCTTTGCGCACGTGTGGGGCTGGACCGTGGACAAGTGGAACCAGTTCCTGTCGGAAGGCGACGCCGGCCGGAAGCTGGAGATGCTCCAGGACATCGAGTACGGCTTGGACACGGCCCTGGCGTTGCAGCAACAGCTCATCCAGGCGGAGATCAACCGCCTGCAGCAGATCCTGTCCGCCCTGGACAGCCTGCAGAGCCTGTCCATCAGCATATCCAACAAGATTTTCGACGTCACCGGGGCTTATGCGGACCAGGTGGGCTGGGCGATGGACAGAGGATGGCAGGCCTTCGAGCAGTACGCGGCCACGCCTCCCGACGACATCGAAACCCGCGTGGGCCTGCTCCAGGAAATGGTGGGCTGGCTGGACACGGCGGTGAACGCCGCCATGAACCGCTGGAACGCGCATTACGACGCCCTGATTTCGGCGGCGCAGAGCCAGATCGACGCGTTGAGCGATCAGCGCTCCGACATCCAGGACCGCATCCGGGACTTGCAGGATCAGCGGCGGGCCATTCAGGACAAGTACCGCACGGAAACGGACGCCTTGAACGAGCAGATCCGCCTGTCCGAACAATGGAAGCGGCTGGTGAGCCAAGTGGCGGATCAGATTCACCGGATGAAGGCGGGTTTGGATTCGCCGGCGGACGTGTTCGAACGCATGGATTACGTGCGGGGCGAAATCAGCCGCGTGCAAGGGCTGTACGCCGGCGCGGCCACGGAGGAAGACCGCATCGGATACGCCGGGCGGTTGGCGGGCCTGTACCAGGATCTGCTCGGACTCGGGCAGGAAGCGTGGCAGCGGCCGTCTCCCCAATACCAGGCGCTGTACCAGGAGGTTTTGAGCGGCCTGGAGGGCATACAGGCGGACGCCAACGCCAACGTGAAGGACGAGTTGGCCCTGCAGAAAAAGATCGTGAGCCTGAACGAGAGCATGGAAACGGAGCTGCAATCCATCGACGACGAAATCGCCGACTTGAATGACACGCTCAAGAATTTGGATGACCAGATCAAGGGGTTTCAGAAGGACATCAAGGCCTACAACCAGCAGCGGCAGGAGGCTTTGAATTACATTCGCAACGAGTCTCTGGCGTATTACCAGTACGTGAAGGACGAGGCGGACCGCATCTACCAGGATTATTACCAGCCCACGCTGGAAGCCTTGAAGGAGCAGCAGGCGCTGCAGAAAGAGGTCAACGAGCTGGCGGTGGAGTATTACCGCGAGCTGTTCCGGGCGGGATCCGGCATCTACCAGGAGCAGCTCGGGGTGTACCGGGAGGCGTTGAGGCAGGTCATCGGCAACGAGACCGTGGAAACGTACCTGACCCAGCAGGCCCTGTACATCGGCGGCGAGCTGAACAACCTTAAACACCATTTAAGCCAGCTGTTCCAGCAGCTCACGGGGAACTACGTCCCGTTCGCGGCGGGCGGCCGGGTGGACGGTCCGACCCTGGGTCTGGTGGGTGAGGCGGGCACGGAGTGGATCCTGCGGGATCAGCAGATCCTGCGCCTGTTGCAGATGTACGACGCGCAACGGCATGCGCCTGCGGGCGGAGACAACGGCCGGCCGGTGCAGGTGACCATCGAGAACAACATCCATATCCAGGGCGCCGGGAAGGTGGAGGCCGGGGATTTGGCGCGGCAGGTCGAGGACATATCCGTGCGAAGCGCCCAGCATGGCCGCCTGCGCAAGGCCATCATGGACGCCGCGAGGGGGGTGTGAAATGACCTGCCCGGAATGCGGATCGACACTGCATCCGGACGGCGGATGCTGGTACTGCCCGGCGTGCGGATACAGCCGGTGCGGGAGGTGCGACCATGAAAAACGAGGACGAAATCCTGTGCCGGCTGGATGAGCTGCGGGCTTCCGTGGCGTATCTGTTGTCGCGGCCTCCGGTAATCATCGTAGTGAACCGGTCCGACATGGAGCCGCAGGGATTGGCAAAAGCGGTCCATAAAGCCCTGTGCGGCGGCGTCACGCCCGAGGAGATCGAGCGGTTGGCCCGCCGGGTGAGCAAGGGGGCGGAATGAGCGACGAAATCAACGAACGGGCCGTGATCCGGACCGCATGGGCTATCTATCGTGCGCGGGTACCGGGACGATCCCGAGGATACATCGCCCTTCGCGGAGGGTATGCGACGGCTACGGAAGGCGCTGCAACCCCGACAAGCGCACAGGGGGTCCGGGGGATCGCCGATCCCCCGGCCGCCGGAGGCGTCTTAAACCATGCCCAACATGATCCTGATCCCAGAATCGGCCTTTATCGCCTACACGCCGGCGGCGTCCACGGAGGCGTCCGGCTTTCCGGACGACAATGCGGCGCTGTATCGGAGCCCGTCCAAAGAATGGCGATCCACGGTCAAGACCGAAACCACCATCGTGTGCGACACCGGCGCGGTGGGGCAACCCGTGGCGGGGGTGTTCCTGCACGGCGTGAACTTCGAGGACGCCGTGATCCAGGGGTGCGCGTCGGACTCGTGGGGCGCGCCGTCGTTTTCCGAAGAGATCGAAATCGCGCAGTGCCCCGAATCCAAGCGATGGAAGGGGCTCTATGTACTCACCAATTTCGAATACCGGTACCTGCGGCTGAAAATCCCGGCGCAGGATCCGATAGACGGCGAGGCGTTTTTCCGCATCGGCGCCCTGGTGCTGTGTTCCGAAGCGCCCGAGCTGGCCATCAACCCGAAATGGGGCGGATACCCGAAGCGGATGATTCGGCCGGCCCGGGAAGTCGAATTCGAGGGGGGATCCAGCGAGTTCGTGCAGCTCGGGCTGCACCGGCTCCTGGAAGTTGAGTTGGCGTTCAGCGGGGACCGGACGCATGCGGCCGGCTTGGTGTCGGCGTTGAATCTGGATTTGGGAACGGCTGTGATCCTGTACGAAAACGGCGTGGACGGCGGCGGCCACGAAGCCGCGTGGCTGATGCAGGTGCGGTCTCAACTCCGCATCCACAGTACGGGATTCAACCAGCGGGACGTGGACCCGATCCAGCTCCGGGAAATGGTGTGATGGAACCCCCCTGCCTGCCGGCAGGCCGTCGAAAAACAAACCCCGTAGGGGCGGGCCCCTGTGGCCGCCCAAAGAACAGGGCAGGCACGGGGGCCTGCCCCTACGAAACACAATCGGCAATAACGGGCAATAACGGGCAATAACGGACAATACCGGCCTAAACCGGTGGAAAAAGGAGAACCATCATGAAACGGTTTCTCGCCTCCGAAGCCTTCCAGGCCATTGTGGTGACCGTGGCCGCCTTGGGCATCGGCCTGGTGCTGGCCCTGACGCTCATCGGGTGCGGGTCGGGATCCGGCGACGCTCCGGAGCCCCTGGGACCGGAGCGGTTCGGCTACCACTATCTGCCCGTGGCCATCGCGGACGACTTCACCCTGGAATACGCGGACCGCGGCCATTTCGAGCGCATGAAGCAGGCCGGGGACTGGGTGGTGTCCAACCTGTGGAAAGCGTGGTGGGACGATCCCGCGACCCGGAATAGCCTGTTGGACGTCGTTCAGTTCTCCCACGATTACGATCTCAAGCTCATCGTGCGCCTGGAGGACCAAAGCCGGTATTCCAACTACCCGCCCGAGGCGGGCGGGCCGCAGCCCGGCGACGAGGCCTGGTTTCAAACCGAGTGGACGCCGTACGTGACGGAGCTGGTCCAGGCGGGGCGCGGCAAGACCTTCGCCTACCAGGTGTGGAACGAGGCGTGGGAGCCGTCCCGGTACATGATCGGTCCCACGGGCGGACAAATCACGCCGGCGGAATACATCCAATTTTTGGCCCGCACCGGAGACGTGATCCGAAGCGTGGATCCGGAAGCCCGCGTGCTGAACAGCGCGCTTACCTCCATCACGGAAACGTACTACTTCGAAATCGCCAAGACGCTGCTGCCGGGCATGCTCACCCATACGGACGGCTTCAACTTCCATATCTACCAGCGGCCGGGGGACTTTTCCGGCTGGTTCAACCGGAACATAGCCCGCATCGCCGAAATCGAGCACCGGACCCAGGGAGCCCCGTGGTACGTGACGGAGGCCAACCACATCGTGGCCGCGGCGTCCGATGCGGACAAGTTCCGGGTGCTGTTGGAGATGTACGATGCTATCGCGTGGGCGGGCCAGCCGCCGGAATGCTTTCTGGCCTTCGTGTACAACGACGATGCGGCGCTGAAGCCCTGGCGCATCGAAGGGACGGATCTGGAGCGGCGGATACTGGAGGCATGGGGGAGATGAAAATCATAAGCGATTTCAAGCAGTTGCCCATGCTATACGCCAAGCATTTCAATCGGCACGCTGTGTTGGCCTGCGTCTTCACGACCGAGCCCGATATTGCAGGTCTCCGCTACTGTCTGTTGTGTAGAGCAATCCGCCTGGCAGGATCGCAATATGACGAGTTGCCCTTTTTCGGCCCACAGTCGTTCCGTCTGAATGGAACGCCTCCGGAAGACGTGACCATGCTGGATTCAACGACGATAGCTATAACATATGAGACCGAGGCATGGCCGCTGATGGTCCAGTATATCGGGAGCGAGACCACGCACTTCGTAATCCCCGAGGCATTCCAATACCAGCCCGGGGAGAATCGATCCATGAAACTGCGTCCTGTCTACCGGTTTTTCCGCTTCGTTCCGCCTGTTGGTCATTTCTACACGATCAGCCAGGAAGAGGCGGACGGCATCATCAACGGTATTGCAACGGACGAATGGGAACGTCCATTGAATCAAACATTTCGTTACGAGGGTGTGGCGTTCTATGCCGTTCACCCGCACGATTATGAGGAGGCATAAATGGCCGTATTACTGCGATATCAACCCGTGGACGATATGAAAGCATGGGTGACCCTGCGGCACTATCAGCCCGAAAAGCTGACCCAGGCGCACCGGGACGCAGGCATTATGATCGAGTCCGAAGCAGACCTGCCCAAGGCGCCCGAGCCGCAACCCGGGGTGGATTACCGGCTCATGGTGGACCTGAATACCAAGGAGTTGTTCTGGGAGGCCGCGCCAAGGCCCAAGACCCAAGAGGAGCTGTTGGCCGAGGTGCTGGACCGCATGAACGACATGGTGGCGAAGCAGACCGAACTGGTGAATTTGATGAAGGGGCAGGCGGAGAAATAACGTGTGGGATTTTTTGTATGTGGGTTCTGAGCGTTTAAATAACGTTAGTCTCCACAAAATCAGCGCCGACGATGGGTCTCTGGTGTGGTCCGTAGATGCGATGACGCATGCGTATGGTGTCTGCGCCGATCCTGATGGTTTTGTTTATACAGGGAATCAGAAGGGAGATCTTGGGGATGGCAACAAAAACGTACGTAGGTTTACTCCTGCGGGTGTATACAATCTCGGAGCGCTTCCTATCGACCATATTGCGCGGACGGTGGCAGTCGATACGAGGAGAAATATATATGGAGGCACTACTAATGTAAGCAGCCAGTCGGTTTTCAAGATAGATCCTGATGGAAACACGGTATGGACATTTGAACATGATGAACGTATGTATTCAGTGCGATCGGGCATCAACGACGTGGTGGTGTCCGCAGGCTATAGAACGTCCAATAAAACTGCTTACAAGATAAACGCTACTACCGGGGCGGAGATTTGGTCAGCAGATCATGGCGCTAATCTACGGTCTGTAGGGATTGACATTGATGGAAATGTATATGTTGGTGGGATTCGGACCAGCGATATTACACACAGGAAGTATGATACAAATGGGAACCCTGTGTGGTCGGCAGATCATGGAGCGGATTTAGAAGCGGAGAGCATAGACACCGATCAAACATATATATATATCGGTGGTAACCAAGTATCTAATGATAGTGTTCGGAAACTCCGTCAGTCAGACGGCGGAGTGGAATGGTCTGGAGCTGTTTATAATAACTCGAATGCGCGTGGCATCTTTGTAGATCCGGATGGAAATGTATATGCGGGCAGGATTACCTCAGGGCAGGATGGTTATGTTACCAAATTCGATTCCGACGGAAACAAACTATGGGAGGTAATTGTTCATACTGGTGAGCGGATTCGCTCCATCGCCGGCCCACCAGGCGCATACGGAGCGGGATTTTGGAACCTCATCGAAACACCCGCCCCGGAACGGTTCACCCCGGCGCTCATCGCGGAGATCACCCAGGGTGCGGCCGTCTATCGGTATACCTGCATCAAGCACGGCGTATACATCGACGACGTGTGGTACGACGGCAAAATAACGGACCACTTCGCCGTGCGGGAGAGCCTGAGCGAGCAGTTCTACGGATTTTCGCGGTTCGAGGATCTGACCCTTTCGCTGTCCAACGCCGGCGGGATATTTACGGATTTGTACGCCGCCGCGGATCTGCGCGGCGCGGACGTGGTGCTGGCCCGGGTGGACCTTCTGGAGTCCGGCGGGGAGGAAACCATCTGGAGGGTATGGGGCCGGGTGACGCAGTTCGCGGTTCAGGAGGGCGCGGAACCCAAGGCCGTGCTGCACATCGCGCTAAACCGGGATTTGGAGCCGCTGGACAAGAACATCCCGGCGGAGCTGGTGGATACCTCCATCACGTGGGAGAACGAGGAAACGCCGGCCGTCAAGGCGGCCTATGAGCGGGACCTCGGCAAGCCGGTGAACATTATTTTCGGCCATGCCAGGCAGGTTCCCGTCCCCCTGGTCAACAACGATTTCGATGTCGATAAATACGACTACCTGATAGGCGGCGGCCCGGATCCCGGCGCGGTCACCGAGTCCAACAACACCAACAAGGACACGACGGTCACGGTGTACCGGGATGAACGCATCGTGCTTCCGGCCGAGTTTACGTTCTACGACGGCTCCCAGGCCTCCCCGTATCCGGGCAAGGCGTTCATCCGGTTCAGTATTTATCAGCAGGACTTCAGCGGGCAGTTGCATACGTTCGCCGCGGACGTGCGCGGGTTCAAGCTGTCCGGGTCAACGGCGGAACGCAACTTCGTGCGGTGCATCGAACACCTGTTGAAGAACACCGCGTGGGGGCTTTCCGAGTCCGTGGACGCTTCGAGTTTTGACGCGGCGGCGGCCCTGGCGGCCATCACCTCGCGATATTGCGACGGCGCCGTCGCCACGCAGCGGAAAGCCCTGGACGTGCTCAACGAACTGCTGTTCTGCGCCCAGGCGCGGCTGTGGAAGGATCCGGCGTCCGGCGCATGGAAGATCGCCGTGGATCAGCCGTCCTACGCCGTCATGACCCTATATCAAGGATCCGAGGGCCATCAGGACAATATAATTGAGGTTGAACGAGTCTGGAAGGAAAACACCAAAGACGCCATCAAGACATTGAAATTCCAATATTTCCGGGACGGTTTCTCCAACGAGTGGAAGCTGACCACCGAGCCTCGAACCGTGAACTCGGGCTTCGGCGTGGATAAGGTGGAGACGCTCCCCTGGGTGAACGACCAGGAAACGGCGGACCGCATCGCGTGCTATCACGCCAAGCTGCGGCAATATTCCGATGAGTGGGTGGAGCTGAGCGTCGGGCAGGAAGCGCGGTATTTGCAAGTCGCGCACGTGGTGACGCTGGACGTCCCTCGGCTGGGGCTGAGCGGCCTGTACCGCATCGTGGAGATCGAGCGGGCCATTGACCGGTACAACCTGGTGCTGTGCAGCTACGACCACGACATATTCAGCTATGATGGGGAGTCGCTGCCCGATGATCCGGACAGCCCGTATCCGGTGGATTGGAGCAAGACGCCTCCTAGCGCGCCAACGCTGGTTGGCGTGATTGGCATGACTGCTACAGCGGTTGCTGTTTCCGGAAGACAAGGAGTGGATAATCCGGAGAATTTTAGTCACATTGAGATACGGCTATTAGGGCCGGGATATGACAGGATTCAAATTGGGTATAAATTCTTGTACACAGGGTGGGGAACCACTTTTGATAATGTAATTGATGGCCAAGATTACACATACGAAATAATATCTGTGAATAAGTTCGGGCTGCGCACGGTTGGAGCCACAGACACATTCACAATGGGGACTGTATGATGACCTATACCCATTTCAAAATCGAAGAATTTCGCTGTCGACACTGCGGCGAAAACCATATGGACCCGGACTTCGTGCGGCGTTTGGACATTGCCCGTGGGTATGCCGGTGTTCCGTTCATCGTAACATCCGGATACCGCTGCCCGGAGCACGACAAAGCCGTGGGCGGAGCGGGCAATCACCCGACCGGCAAGGCGGCGGACATCCGGTGCCGGAGCGATGGGGATCGGTTCTTGATCCTGGAGGCGCTGCACAGGGTGGGTTTCACGCGCTTCGGTATCGGCAAAACCTTCATCCACGTGGATGCGTGCGATGAGGACGGAAGGCCCGGCATACGCATTTGGCTGTACGCGTGAGGAGGGGCGCATGAATCCATTCAGCGTGATCACAACCATCGCCGACCTGGGCGGCAAGGTCATGGACCGGTGGTTCCCGCCCACCATGAGCGAGGCGGACAAGGAGCGGGCGCGACAGGAGTTTCAGGTTCTGCTGCAACAGGCGGCCTTGCAGGATCAGCAGATCCGGGCGCATCTTGTGCTGGCCGAAATTCAGGGCGAATCCTGGCTCCAACGGAACTGGCGGCCGATTCTGATGCTTTCCATCGTGGGCATTGTGGTGAACAACGCCATTATCTTCCCGATCCTTCAGGCGTTCGGGGTGGCCGCCATCCCCCTGGAGCTGACGGACGCCCTATGGACCACGCTGCAGATCGGGCTCGGCGGGTACGTGGTGGGCCGGAGCGCGGAGAAGATCGCGGATACGTGGAAGGGGCATCCGCCGCGGGCGCAGATCGAAGCGCCGAAACCAACACTTCCCGATCCGCACGGGCCGAAACCGTATTGA